CACGAAAGCGTGGGGCATTCCACCGTCCATAGCAGTGATCGCGTCAGCCAGTAGGTCGTCCGAAAGCGTCTTTGTCGAATCTGCCGTCACGTTGACAATCCGAACTACGGAAGAGACACCACCGATTTTCAAGCCAACGAGCCCGGTAATCGGAGTGTAGTACGCCGGAAATGTGCCAGTTGCACCAGCAACCGGAACGACTGACATATCGCCCATTGCGAGCTGGCCGCGTTGACCCCAAACTAATTCGACGTCTCGCTCACCGAATCGCATTGCGTAAACACTAGACGCGGTCGTCGCGGTTGTCCCGCCAGCGTTTACCGTTTGTGCGTCAGCGATGTCGTCGAGATTCGTCAGGGTATTGAGCCCAATGAATCCCGCGGCTTGACCACCGGTGCCCGTGGAATAGAAAATTTGGCTTTCGATTTCCGCGAATGCTTGCCGCAAATGTGCCTGGCCTTCGTCGAAGATTTCCGACAAGTAACCATCTTCGCGAGCGTCCGCGACTGCCACGTCAACAGAAAACGAAGCGTCCAGAATCTTCAACGTTGCCGTGATTGCGACGGTCGTCGAGTCCGTGTTTTCTAATCCGTCATTCTCTGCACGAAACGCAGTGACCGGATTCACGGTACGCTTGCTGTAGGTGATTGTGTTCTTCTGTGCCGTGCGTGCTGCCATCATGGCAACCAGCGGTGCACCATCCAAAACGTCCGAGATGATGAAACCCAAATCGGTGTTCATCGTTACAACGTCTGCTGTCGATCGCCATGCATTAGCCATAGCTTAATTCTCCTAGAAAATTGTCGGGTATGTTCCGCGTGGCGGTCGTTAGTTGCTGCTTAGTTTTAGTTCCGTTTTTGCCATGAATTTTGCTTTGTTTGAGTCAACGCCGCTCGCGGTCAACTCGGCGATTCGTGCAGCTAGTGCATGCTCGCCGTCGCTCAGTTGTTCGCCCTCGTCGGTGCTCAATGGTTCGCCTTCGCCAGCAACCATCAACAGAGCCTCGACTTGAGTTTCCAATTCCGCAATGCGGTCGACCTTGACTGCCAATTGCATTTCGATGCCATCGATCTTCAGTGCGAAACATTCCTCGAACGTCTTGCCCTCGATGAACCAGGCTGCGCCAATGTCACCAAATGCGGCAACGTATCGCTTACCAAGGTCTCGGCTGAATTCGTCCGTTTGCTCGACGGGGGCCGCTGGGGCTTGTGTCGACATATCAACATCTCCCTTTGAAAAGTCGCGGCCATAATGCCGACGAAGTAGACCCATCGCACGGGCGGCTACATCTTCGGGATCCGAATCCGCAAAGTACGTATCTAGAAACTGCGTAACAATTGCGGGTATTCCCGCCCGTGAATCCAAATCAAACAGGCCATCCGTTGCCGCACCCTCTCCGACGAAATCAACAGCACGTAAGCCATTCAGCCGGATGGGTTGCAATCCGTCTTCGGTCTCTTCTGCCTGCATCGATTCGTCATCGAATACAGCCACAATCGACAGGCCAATGTCCTCTGGAGCTTCATCAGCCATATCGAAAATGTGTTGTGCCAGATCTTCCTTAGCAGACGTCGAGCGGTGAAAGTCTGCGATAACCGCGTTGCCTTCAATCTGAAAGTCCCGCTGTTTTCCAAGGTGTTTGCCTAGCCCATCCTCGGACATGTTCGGGTGAGTGAATCGAGCTTTGACGCCAGTGTTAGGACGATTCCCGAAATCGGCAACCTGCTCAAGCGTCGTCTGATCCACGAAGAACGGGCGCGGGTCACCTTCCTTGAGTGGTCCTAATTCGATCACCTTAACGCCGCGAATGATGCCGTTCTCACGGTCCACCTGTTCCGGTGCAGACCGCAGGGCAATCGAGCGAAACAGGTTATCAGGCTTCGTCGGTGTCGATGTCGTCGCCATCGTCGCTCCCATTGTCTGTTGGTTCTGAATCGGGATCGCCCATCGTGACGCTAAGAGAAACGCCCGCTGTTTTGGCATAGTCCTGTTCGCCTGATAGCTGGTCAATCGTGTCCGTCCACTCTTCCCCGTAGACTTCTTTGACCACCCTTGCGCGAGTCGTTAGCCCGGCCTCAATCGCCATGACTGAAGCTTTGATATCCTTCAACGGATCCCACCACGGAACACCAGCAGGCACCCATTCCCAAGACAGATCTCGGAATGCCATCCCGGCAGGTAGAATCACTTCGCCGCTGCCGATCGCCAATGCAAGCCGCCATCCCGTGATGTCGTCGAGAAGTTCAACCAGGTCAGCACGTTTGCTCTTGCAGCTTGTTAGGTAATGTCCCAACGCCGCACGCGATCCAAAGAAATTCGTAAACGATTCGTCGTAAAACGACCAAGGCATATCAAGAGACTTCATGGCCGCCATCAGGCAGGTCTGCAAAAATGCCTGGAATTCTGTCGACGGGTGTTTGCTCTCCAAGAAATCAACACCGTCACCGGGATCAAGGTCGAGCTTGATTGGTCCCTTCCCGAAGTCGACGGAGTAATCGTCGCTGATGGCTTCCGTGTCGTCGCTTTCACGCGTGATAGCTAGTGCGAATAGTTGCGTGATCTTTGCCTTAGCCTTGGCATAGTCTCGCACCTCGCGTACGTCCTGGAAGTCGTTGATCGCCGCAGATAGTGGACTGATCCCCCGCTTAGAATCAAACCCGTCCCAGTACGCTAGTTGGCAAACGTTGGCCGCTCGTACTTCTTTTTCGAATGTGTATCCGCTGCCTTGGATGCTTCGCTTGTGGACTGACACTCCGGCCATCGTCCCACCGCGACCTAGCCGTATACCATGAGCGTATTCCGCACCCTTGGCCATGTCGTCCTTGCGGTCCGGGGTCCGTACTCGATCGGATTCAATGGCCTGGAGTTGTCCCGTCCGTTGCTTGACTAGGAATACGTCGCCGTCCATTACTCGCCGAGCTTCAGCCATGCGGATAAACCGACGCAGGCCATGCCGCTTGCCGACGTCGAACCGTTTCGGCTTGCTCCACCTGGCAACGAATGATTCTAATTGCCGGTTGAATTCAGGATTCGGAGTCCTAGCCTGGAGCGTGAAACTACTCACGTAGTCTAGATGTTTTCGAATCGCCCACGCCGCAACCGAGAAATTGCGGTTCAGGTCGGAGGCGTTGTTGATGAGCTGGCGCCGTTGCCCCTCGGTCGTCGCGTCGTCGCTACTGCGAATTCGCCGCCCTGGGTCGCGCCGCTTGTGGTTCGGTTCGGATGCCTCGTAAGCAACCGAGAACATGCCACGGAGTCTATCGATAAATCCCGGTTTGGCTTCGGCGATCATCCGGCACCATCCAGTCGTACCGTCGATGTGCGACCGTTCTTCAGCCGATGGAGCTTCTTTTCCCAAGCGACCAATTCAGCACGAGCCGCTGAATGATTCCAGGTCGTCGACTGGCCATCGAAACTAACCGACACAGCACCGCCGTTAGCCGCTGCCTGGAGTAATGCAGTGCGTAACGCCGAGACCATCTGCCTGGCGAAGCTAATTTCAGCCGCTAGTTCTGGATCTGCCATTCCCTAATTGTTTAGGCAGCCAGGTAGGCGCACAATAGCAGAAACGAGCAGTGCTACTTTCCCGCATTATCCGGGAACGATTGCCGTGGTGGGTATGGAGTCTTAATCGTGTACTTTGCCGGGCAATCGTTGCACGCAACCTTTGACCAAATGATCTTGATCCCGTCGAGCAGCCTGGTTCGAATCGTCTCCTTTTTCGTCCTATCAGGACTGCCGCACAGTGGGCACGTAGCGGGCATCTCGACAACGATAGCTCTAACTTCCGTCTTAGATCCTGCGGGTCTTCCCGTCTTTTTTCGCTTGCTCATAAGTATGCCACCCTGTCCTTTTTTCGTTCGCGAATCGGCTTGTGACCTTGCTCGCCTGTCGCTGTCAATGTCACACCCTCGACGCTGGCCGCGATCGCTGTCCCCGATAAACAATCAAACCAGTGATTATCCGGCCTGTCTGGCCTGATTTTCCATTCGTCACATTCCCTACCGCGACCTTCCACCCTAACCGCATATTCCGCCTTTAAGTGGCTTGCGAATGTCTTGTGATGACGTGGCGTAGCTTTGTAAAATGTAAGGCTCCCACGCTCTGCCGGGTCGGTTGCGATCCTGGCATGGATGAATGACTTCCAGTGATTCGAGTCGAAGACAACGTGCCGTATCGATCCCTTGCTTTTCTCCACTCGCCAATGCACGCCAATGATCTTGCCTGCCTCTCGCTTTTGTCGCTCATTCAGAGGAAGCGTTGCGGCGCCAACGAATGTGCCACGGGCCGGGTCGACTTTGGACTTGTGTGCACTCTGCCTTACTGACTCGTAGACTACGTCAGTCTGCCAATTTCCATCGACTAGTAGCCTGTCGATCTGCATTTCCAGCCCATCGTCTCGCACGTACGTCTTTTCGCAAATCATGTCTATGCACTCGCCGAGTCCCTTGCTTATTGCCGCCTCAACTGACAGTCCTGGGTATCGTTTCCCGAGTGTATTTTTGGCCTGCGAATAGCGGAAGTTCAACGCCCTCTGATCCGGGAATGCACCGTATTCCAAAACGTAGCCCGTAAACTTTGGTGTCCAAGCTGCCACGCAAAAGTAGAAACAATTCTGTTGAACGTCAATAAACGCTGTCACCTTATTCGCACCCGTCGGCACAACTCGCAATTCATATCCGTTCACCCGCTCAGATATCTGCTCAACTGTCAGCGTATCGTCGCCCTTTAATTCGAGCGGTTCGTTTTGATACTCCGCGGCGAATGTCGCCTCGTCCCGAAAATACAGATTCATGCAATTCTGTGTGGCGGATATCTCGTCCTCATAGAAGCGTTCTACCCACGATGGCATCGAACCCAAGTCCATATCGATCCGGTTCTGGCTGTAGTATTCGGTCGCCGGTGAACCATCGCCGTCGTTCCGAAAATCTGCCTCCCGAATCTCCTGGTATGTCTCCCACATGTCCATCCGTGTTGGCATCGACGCAATCAGCTTGGTCCTCTTCC